AAGTGGGAGTCTTCTTTGATTTCATGAAAGAAATTCAAGAAACCATAAATGATTACCGCCTCCCTGAAGATTATGGCAAAACCACAGAATAAAGATAATTACTATTTCACTCAAGGAACGGAGGATGCAATCGTAAGATATAACGCATCCTCTGACCCTATTTTAAGGGATAAGATATTTACTAGAGAAATTTACTATCCGTTTTATAAATTAGCAGAAAATATTATACATACTTTTAAGTTCTACTACCTCGATGTTGATAGCATAGAGGATTTAAAACTAGATGTAGTAAGTATGCTGGTAGAGGAGAAGATCCACAGATTTGATGCAACTAACGGAGCTAAAGCATTTTCATACTTTCAAACAATTGTTAAGAGATGGCTTATCAATTACAACAACAAAAACTACAAGAAATTAAAACAAATAGGATCTTTTGAAGAAATGGAAGATTCCTACGAAGTAGAAGGGATCCCTAATTCCGAAAGAAAAGTAGCCCTAGCATCAATAGTAAACTTTTTTGTAGAAAACAGTTACAAGGATATAGAGATACTATTCCCTAAAGAACAAGATCAAAAAGTTGCTGATGCAATCCTTACCCTATTTAACACCAGACACGATTTAGAAATATTCAGAAAAAAAGCTCTATACATTTATATTAGAGAAATGACTGACTGCGAAACTCCTACACTTACCAAAGTTATTTCAAAACTTAAAGAAGAGTTCTATAAGGTATACAAATCCTACCAAGATGCAGGGTTTTCTATTCAATAATATATTTTAAAGATATTTATACAATAAATACACTATGGGATTAGAAACAGTAATTTTTGGAAACAAGACAGTTTCAGATGTATTGAAAGAGATTTACGATAACTCTAAGAGTAAATCAAAGCAAGTAAATTCACTTATTGGAGAGCTAAAACCTCTTGTAGAGAATATAGGGGATGCAACTTTGGTAGTACCAATGATTAAAGAGTACTTAGAGGTAGGAGTTAAGAATGATGAGCATCTTATTAAAATGGTAGCACTTGTTCAACGACTAGAATCAGGAGGTAGTAAAGATGCTGCAGATTTCTTCGATCCAGAAGAGCTTGCAAGATTAATGGAACAAAGTCAAGAAGTAGGTAAGAACTTAGATAAAGAAGATAAAGAGTAATGGCATACCAATCGCATTTCACAGCCCAGGCAGGATCAGGAAGATCGAAAGGAGGAGCAGGAGGTGGTGGAAAATTACAACAGGGTAGAGTAGTTAAGACAGTACTATCATTATCAGATCCTGATTGTACAGATCCATCCATGCTAAATGGAGTGTTTTACAGATTAGCTAAAGTAGCAGGAAGTGAAACCCAGACAGCAGGAGTACTAGGTAAATTATCTTTTGCAAGACAAGGAGATGCCTCAATGAGAGTTATTCCTATGGAAGGGGAGATGGTTGAAATATACAGAGGGGTATCCAAAAATGCAACAGGAACAGATACAGTATATTGGGGAAAGATCATAAATGTGTGGAATCACCCACACCACAATGCTGTACCAGATTTAAAGCAAGAGAACTGGAGTGATAGGTTACTAGGTGGACAAGCTGAGAAGGCAACAGTAAGTCCTTTACAAGCAAACCCTGGAGATACCCTGATAGAAGGAAGACTAGGTCAATCTATTAGATTAGGAGGATATAAAGGAACTCAATCAAAGAATATTGACGACAGTAACGATGGAATGCCAATAGTACTGATAAGCAATGGACAAATAAAAACAGATGTAGGAGATCTTCCTATTGAAGAGGATATTAATGAGGATCACAACTCAATACATTTTCTATCAAACCACACTACAACTCTAAAAGCAGCAAACGATAAAAGAGATACATACAACGAAGTTCCACCAGGGTCAGATCAGTATAAAGGAAACCAAGTATTAATAAATGGAGGAAGATTGTACTTTAATGCAAAAGAAGAAAGTGCACTAATTTCAGCTAAAACTTCTATAGGATTAAATGCAAACACTTTAAATTTTGATGGAAAGGAATACGCATGTATCGATGCAGATAAAATATACATAGGTAAAAAAGCTAGAACATCACCTCAAAGTGGTAACCAACCAGTAGTATTAGGTAGGCAATTAGAGAACTGGTTAGGAGCACTTCTAGATACACTAGACACTGTAGCAACTGCAATGTCTACAGCAACAGCAGTAGATGCAGGTCCGGTTACCCAATTAAATGCAGCAGGACCAAGTTTAAAATCAACAATACAATCGCTAAGAACACAGTACAAAACATTTCAATCTAAAAAAGTATTTACTGAATAATGGCTTTATCATCACAAATATCAGGTATTGTTGCTAGACAAGTAGGATCTATTCAAGGAAAAGTGACTGCTCAAGTTCAGTCTAGAGTTTTACAAATGTTACAAAAATTTGTAAATGAATGTCCTACAGGAAGAGAACTTCCACAAATAATAAAAGAAAGAAGTAATTTACTTAGTATTATAAATTCTTTTGAAAGTAGAATTACAACAGTTGGAGGTATAGCTAATAAATTTAATGCACCTATAACAACATTACGAACAGCAATTACTGTAATAAAAAACATTCCAATACCAACAGCAATAATACCAGGACAGATAGGAGGAGTAGGTATACCAATTAACATACTAACTAGATATAGTGATGCATTAATACAGTTAAATAAATTAGTAGATCACTTAGAAAGTGAGAAAAATGCAGTAGTAACAATAACAAGCACAGCATCAGATACTTTAACAAACTTAAAAGCTCGACTAGAAGCTTTAGATCCAGCTATAGAAGAGTGCAGTAAAAGCTCTCCAAATTTACCAGGTATAGTTAACCAAGCACAACCAAAAGCAAATACAGGTTCAGAGGGAACACCAAAAGATCCAGACTACTACTACAAAGGATATAAGCTGGCAGTAATAGAAGATAAAAACTCACCCAGTATTGCACCAAAGAGGTATGCAATTGCAAAAGATAGAATAGGAGCAGTAATTTTGCAAGGACCATCTTCATTCAGTTCAGATACAAAGGTATTGTTAGATGAAATTAAATTTAGAATAGATAATCAATTAGCATAACATAACTATTTATTAATATGAAGTTAGATTTATTAAAAAAATTAATTAAAGAAGCAGTAAAAGAAGCAGTTCGTGAAGAATTAGAAACAATTCTATCTGAAGGAGCAAACTCTGCAAAAGTACCAACAGAGGTTGTATCTGAATATAGAGAATCAAAACCCGCTGTGACAAAGTACGAAGAATACAAACCAGTAATAGCTAAACCTATACCAACAGGAGATCCAATTGCAGACTTGATGAATGAAACAAAGTACTCAATGACTCAGGGAGAATATAGAAGTTTAGTAAGTGCAACTTCGGACATGGTACAAGCAACAGGTCTAGGAATGCAATCAACAGGATTAGAAGCACTATTAGCAGAAGATCAATTTAGACCAAGTCCTGAACCAGGGCTAGATATTTCACAATTTGATTTTATAAAAAAAGCAGGTGCAATTTATAAAGCATCTAATGAGAAAGATAAACAAAGATTTGGAGCATAATGGCATTTAATGTACAAAAAATACATCCACTAGATCTACAACCTAGAAAAGCAGTAGGAGTAAAACTACCGTTTACATCTAGAGCAGTCTTTGAATCTACTTATACAACAAAAGATGCACTAAAGTCTAATATAATCAACTATTTTCTAACAGAAAAAGGTGAAAGATTTCTCAATCCAGGTTTTGGAGCAGGGTTAAGATTGATGCTTTTTGAACAAATAACAACAGACACAAAAGACCAAATAGCCTACATAATAAGACAAGATATGGCACAGTGGTTTCCTGATGTAAATATACGAGACTTAGTAATAAAAGCCACTGAAGACACAAATACAGTAGCAGTTGCAATAACATATGATGTATCACAAACAAACATACAAGATCAAGTAGTAATTAATTTTGAACAATAATGGCTCAAGATAGAGATATAAAATACGTAA